ACGTACAATATGCATGCCACTAAATCTGTTCACGCTGATACTATGGCAGCAAATGTTTTCCATGGTGATCTGAACGGTACTGCAGAAGAAGCAAAAGATGCAGATACTGCAGGGGCTTTGGGCGGCGGCGGTGGTTATAGTGTAGCATCTACTGCTCTTGATAACACAGCAACTGCTGTACCAAATGCAAATATGATGAAAGCCGCTCTCAAGAACTCAAGCAGAGGCGTGAAAAAGGTTCTTGTAGATCCAGGCGACATGATTAAAAAAGGCATTGACAAGACCAGCGAAATGGGTGGTATTTCAGATAAATCTCTTGATCCACGAGAAGCAAGAGCCAAACTGAAAGATCCTAACAATGCGGCAAATGCTGACTTCATTGCAGCACTACTCAAAGATAATTCTATTGGATCTGAGTACAATAACCCATCTCCTCCTGGCATAAGACGAACATCATCTGGGGCTGGGTCCGTAGCAAGATCTGACAGTGGTCCTACCTTTGTTCAACCCGAAAGAACTTACGTTAAGTTCACTCCAAACAATAAGTACAATCCAACGCTGATTGATCCACGTGGTCTTGGGGCCAAGGCAATCAACGCAAAAACATTAGTTGCTCTTGGAATACCAATATCCACATTTTTAGGTGGCGTTGGTGGTGCAACAAACATTGGACATCTTTCTACGTTTGAAGAGAGAGCCGCTCTTATGAGGCAACTTGTTCTGCAAGCAGAGGTTATTAAGTTTTGTAAGAATAACGAAGAAAAGTTCGAAGACTTTAGACTTGTCGTAGCAGAGGGTGTGTATAGACCTGCTGAGTTAGAGGTACTAGAGAAAGATTCTATTCCATTTTTGAGACAAACAGGACGTGCCATTGTATATGAACTATTCGATGATGATGGAGAAATGGATATTGAAAACAGTTTTGAATTTGCCGAGGCACTTTCAGATGGCCTCTTTGGATATGATAGAATACAACTTGATTACGATAAAATCGATCCAAACAAGGATGGAGTTCACGTACAGATTACTGTAGTCATGCCAGAAGTTGATGAGGAGTTTGAAATCGTTGGTGGCGGAGATGATGGGCAACCTGCATTTTCTGTGGCAACGACATATAATAATAAAAGCATATCCACCTCTGATCTTGTTGAAGTAGATGAATCTGGTATTGCTATAAGAAGTGGTGAAACCCCAGATCCAGGTGAAACTGCACAAGCAGGTAGAGTTGAATATCAACTTTCTGGTAAGAATAGGGATCTATATATTTCTAAAACTCTTGAGCAAAAGCTTGCTGCAGCAGCAAGAAAATCTGGAGTGGACGTCGTAATGGTTACATCTGGTGGACAGCCAGGGACAAGAGGTTTACGAACTGGTACTACAAGACACGATACATTAGATGCCGCTGACTTGATTTGTAAAGTTAATAACAGACAGTTGAATAAAGACAGTACTTCTGATAGACAAATTCTAGATAAGTTTGTAAGGGCAGCACGAACAGAAGGAATCTTGGCTGGTGGTATGTCTACTGGCTATATGGGACAATATACAATGCACCTTGATACCCTTGGAGCAGGTCTTAAGGGCGGTGGATATGATAGAAAAACTGTTGTTACATGGAACTCTGATCAATGGTTCATTAATGCTATGAAAGGTACCTAAAACCTTATAAATAGGTATAGAAAAGGGATTTAAGATATGGCATCAAAATTATCAGCAGAGGACAGAAGCCTTGGTAGTTCCAAGGTCTATGGTGAGAGAAATCGTAAATACATCGATATCGATTTATCCTTTGCAGCAAAACCTAACGGTGAAATTTTTAAAAAGCAAGAATCTGCTGCAGTAAAGCAAGCGGTAAAAAACTTGATCAGCACTAACTATAATGAAAAACCTTTCAGACCAGTGTTTGGGGGGAATATTCGAGATCTATTATTTGATCTAGCAGATGAGTTTACTGAAACTGATGCTGAATCTAGAATACGATTTGCCATATCAACATATGAACCAAGGGCAGAAGTTTTGGATGTCAGTGCACGTTCAGTCCCAGAAAGAAACGAGTTGAAAGTATCAGTTACTTTTAAGGTAATAAATACAAGTGAGACTATTGTATTGAACTCCACACTAGCAAGGCTAAGATAAATGGCAACAGCAATCACATCATCAGCACTTGGATTTGAGAACATCAAGTCAAGTCTAAAAGACAAGTTAAAAAATAGCACAGAGTTTACAGACTATGATTTTGAAGCATCTGGCCTTTCAAATATCCTTGACGTGTTGGCGTACAATACCCACTTGAATGGATTGATTGCTAACTTCTCGATTAACGAATCTTTCCTAAACACTGCTCAGTTGAGATCTTCTCTGGTCTCCTTGGCAACAGGTATTGGATATGTTCCAGATAGTAGAACAGCATCACGTGCACTTCTGAGAATTTCACTGAACCTTGCTGGTGTTTCTGGGAGACCTTCAACTATAGATCTTCCTAAGTTTACTCGATTTACTTCTACAGTAAACGAAGTTACATATACCTTTCAAACAACTGAAGTCTTTACTGCGTCTGATGATGGCACTGGTGTATATATTTTCAAAACAGCAGGAGATTCTGAAGCCATTCCAGTATTCGAAGGTTCAAGAAAAACAAAGACTTTCCTCGTAGGCGAGTTTGATGAGACGGATGTGTATATCATTCCAGATAAAAATATGGACACGAGCACAGTGTCTGTTAATGTTTTCGATTCGACAACAGCAACCGCATTTACTGCATATCAGAATATTATCGATGCGACATCTGTGAATGAAAACTCTACCATATACATTTTAAAAGAGTCTCCAAATGAGTTCTATCAGTTGACTTTCGGTGCAAATGATATTTTGGGACAAGCACCAAAATCTGGTGGTAAGATTGTTGTTGATTATATCAGTACTGCAGGTCCAGATGCAAATACTGCAAAGAGTCTTGCACCCATTGATCAAGTTACTGTAAATGGTGTTAACTACACGCTTTCAGCGACAACCACCTCGGTTAGTGCTGGGGGAGATTTCAAAGAGACTGCTGAATCTATTCGTAGAAACGCACCATTCCAGTATGCCACACAGAATAGAATGGTCACTGCAGAAGATTACAAGTCAATCATTCTACGTAACTTCTCATCTTTGATTGATGATATTTTTACATGGGGTGGGCAAGATAATCCAGAACCTAAGTTTGGAACGGTCTTTACCTCTATCAAGTTTGAAACTGATGTGAGTGCTCAACAACAAGCTGATACAAAGCAAGCCATTATTGATCTTGTAGATCAACTCGCTGTTCTTTCATTCAAAGTGGAGTTCACTGATCCTTTGGATATCTTCTTAGAAACCAATATTAGGTTTCAAGTGAATCCAAGGCTTACACCTCTATCTGTCAACGCATTGAGTGTTTCAATCAAAGGAGTAGTGAATAAATATTTCACTGACAACATTGGTAAGTTTGGTAAATCTTTCAGACGATCAAATGTGCTTTCCTTGGTTGATGATGTGTCACCTGCTGTTCTTTCGAGTAGAGCAGAAGTAAAAGTTCAGCAGCGGATTACTCCTACGGTAAATGCTATTAACTCTTTCAATCTTACATATCCTACGGCTATTCTTGATCCCAAAGATTCCATTGAGCCTGTTGTCACGAGTACCAACTTTGTTGTAAACGGTGCTACATGTAGAATTGAAAATAGAACAGCACGTACTTTATCAGATGATAAAGTTGTACCAGCAAGTAATATATTAAGAATTGTTGAGATTGGCACTGGCGCAATAAAAACCAATAACATCGGCTCTTTTGATCCAATCAGTGGGAAGTTGGATATTGTGGCATTTAAACCTACTGCACTTTCTGGAGGAGATGGTATTATTAAAATATCTGTAACTCCTGCAAACCAAAGTGCTATTACACCAGAACTCAATGAAATCTTAAACTTCGATGAGATTGCCTCTACAATCACCCCTGTTATCGTAGACGCACAGAACTAAGAAAAAAGTCATGGCTATAGATAAAACCAGAAGAGATATCAATCGAAGAGAACTTGAGTTTGGTAACAACCAAATCGACAAGGCTTTACCAGAATATTTTCAAGAGGAATATCCAAAGCTTGTAAAACTTTTGGATACGTACTACGAACATCTAGATTCTGATGGTAACTTTGGGTTTAAGATTAAAGACCTACCTTCAAGCAGAGATATAGCACAAACAGCAAAAGAAAACCTAACACTACTTGAAGATGAACTCCTACTTGGTGGTAACTACCTTGAAGGTATTCTTGACAAGAGAACAGGTGCTGAACTTGCAAACAACTACTATAGGACAAAGGGTACCAAGTATTCTTTTGAAAGGTTTTTTAGATCATTCTTCAAAGAAGATCCAGAGGTTATCTATGGTAGGGATCTTATCTTTAATCTAAATGATGGACCTAACGGTTCTGTTCTTGGACCAGATACAGAAAATAGAATACAAAATGATAAAGTTTTTCAACACTGGGGATTGCTATTTAAACTAGGTATCCAACAAAATGAGTGGAAAGATCTATATGAGTTATTCGCTCATCCTGCTGGTATGTACTATGCAAGTGAGGTTAAAATTGTTTCGGTAAACGCTGACATATCATTTGATAATATGCCTATCTTTATTCCAGATGTTCCAGCGCCAGTTGTATATCTGGGTATTGGTAGCATGGCTCCAGCTTCTCTTGGAGAACCAACTGGTATTATCACATCTGAAGGAGTTACAAGACGCCTTGATCTTGATAGAATGACTCTATCTGCTCATACTCTTGTCACACAAGACTCAACTGGATTTGGTTCACTCGCATTCAATGCAGAACAGTATCCATCACTGTTTGATATGGTGAGGGCAACATCTCCAACGATGGATATGGACTCAGATGGCACAGCACTGAAAACATCTATCAGTCTGGATAACACAATAGAAACCCTTGACCAAGAGAAATTTAAAGACTCTGCTGTATAAAACTCTCTAGTTTTTCATATAAATAAAGACAATCAACAGGACATAGAAAATGGCAAGACAAGTATTACAGAGTGGCACAGTTGCAAACGACGGTACAGGCGATACGCTCCGTGGTGCCACGACTAAAATTAATGCTAACTTTACCGAGTTGTATAATATTCTAGGTGGTGATTCCACTAACTCAAGTGTTTTCCTTGAGCCTAATAATCTTGTCTTTGAAGGTACTAATCCAGATGCTCATGAAACACGGCTGACTGTATTACAACCAACTAAAGATAATGTTATTACTATGCCAGACTCTACTGGGGCTTTGGTGATTACTACTGCTGCACAGTCATTGCACAAGAAAACATTGATTTCTCCTGTGCTAGTAAATACAGATCTATATGACTCGGCTGATGCAAACAACTTTTACGAACTTGTGCCACCAACTGCTTCTGGTATGACTAAGAATATCAACTTGAATATTCCTACACTTACCGATAGTGATACACTTATCACAAATACCTCAACATCTACTCTGAGTGGATCTAAAAGATATGTTTCTCCTGTTCTAAGAAATCCTCATATTGGTACTCAACTACAAGACTCTGCTGGGAACCCCATTCTAAATCTACCAACAGTTGCTTCTGCAGTAAACTATCCTCAAATCAATAGTGCTACCGCAGGAAATGACATTAGTATGGAAGCAATCGGTGCCAGTACTAATATTAACTTTATATTGAAAGGCAAAGGTACTGGAACACTGAGAGTAGAAGCTTTCAGTATGAAGCACGATGACTACACTGCAAGTGATGCTGCTGCTATAGCACTTACTGCACCTGTAGCACTTTTAAATAAATCTGGGGCTGGCACCAATACTTTAGCAAATGGTAATAATGGACAAATCATGAGATTTGTAAATATTAACACTGGGGCAGTAACAGTTACTCCTGCCACATTTGCTCAAGGGACATCATTCACACTACAAAGTAAAGCAGCAGTCGATGCTGTATATAACGCAACAACTGCTGCCAGTGCAACACCTGGCTGGTATCTGATTGGTCTCGATTCCGCTGGTGGTCTAGGCAATCGAGTAATCATAGCATAATTTAGGGCGAAAAACATGGCTGCAATCATTACACACGACTTGAAGAAACAAGTTATCCAAGATATCCTTGACGATATTACAGACTCCGCTGGTGCGAAATATTATATTGGTATTGGCAAATCCGAACCATGGAATGATTCGGACCTTGCACCAACCCCAGAGCAAACTGAAAGAGAATCTAGAAATTTCCGTCTTGGTCTACAGTCTATGAAAAGGGTTGCTGATTTTAGTTTTGTTGTGCCGAGAAATAACTGGATCACTGGTACAACCTATAGCGCATATAATGATAATGCAGCAGGACACCCTACATCTCCATATTATGTAATGACAGATACAAACGCTGTCTATCTTTGTGTGAGACAAGGTAAAAACGCACTTGGTGCTGCGGTTACATCTACTGTAAAACCAACTGGTGTTGATAATGTTGTAAAGACATATGCAGATGGATATGCTTGGAAGTTTTTATACACAATGACCACGCCTAATCAGTCTTCTTTCCTTGCTTCTAACTTCCACCCTGTTTTAAAACAAGGTAAACTTGATTCAGATGGATCTGGTAGTGTTACCTCTTTGTCACAGCTAGTAGAACAAAAAGGTGTTCAAGATGCTGCTATTAATGGTTCATTAAGTGGTGTTATTGTCACTGGTGGTGGTGCTGGTTATACATCTGCTCCTTCTGTAACAATCAAAGGTAATGGAACTGGAGCAAGAGCAGTTGCTACGGTATCAGGTGGTGTTGTTACTAAAATCGAAATGGACGAATCAGCAGGTACTCTTGTTATTGGATCTGGTTACAACTATGCCGAAGCCGTAATCTCTGGCGGATCTCCTACCACACCAGCCACTGCAAGAGCCATTTTAGGTCCAGTAGGTGGGTTTGGTGCAGATCCAAGAAACGATCTACGAGCACGTGCTATTATGTTTAATATCAAACCTGCTGGAACTGAAACAAATGAGTTTGTAATCGGAAATGATTTTAGAACGATTGGTATCATTCGAAACCCACTCGACTCTGCTGATGCTGCATTTACCGCAACCGCTGGTAATGCCTTATATAGACTGAAGATGTCAACGGCAACTGGTCTCGCAATGACCATTGGCTCTACATTGTCAGGTGTGACATCAGGTGCTAAAGGCATTATAAATAAAACGGATTCGGATGAGATTTGGTATCATCAGACAGAAGGAACAGGATTTACTCCATTCCAAGCAGGTGAGGGAGTTAAAGACTCCGACAATAATACTGGTACACTTCTTGGTTCTGGATTTAACTTGAAACCAGTGGCAATGCCTTTTACTGGAGACTTGCTATACGTAGAGAATAGAGCAGCCGTATTGAGAGCAGCAGACCAAACTGAAGACATCAAAGTCATCATCGAGATATAATAAGGATTAAACATGGCAACCGAAGTAATCAAAGATCTATTCCTTACTCAATATAAGGATGACTATAAGGATAGTGACAACTATTATCAAATCCTATTTAACTCTGGTCGTGGCTTGCAGAGTAGAGAACTCAACCAGCTACAGACTATTCTGAATCAAGATAATGCAGCGGCTCTCGGTGCGATTTATAGATCAGGTGCTCCACTTTCTGGTGGGCTTATGGATGTGGAACAGAACGTCAAGTTCGTAAAACTTAATACTACAACATACTCTTTGCCAGCAGATCTCACTACTATTACTGGTGAGACATTTGCCACTACAACTGGAATCAAAATAAGATTGATAAAAGCAGTTGCTGCAACAGGATCTGATCCTGCTACAATTTTTGTACAGATTCTAGATTCGAATGGACAAACGCCAACTGATGTCACAACAGCGTTAGATCTTACTCCAGGCACAACTCTTACTGGTGCTACAACTGGAACTGTTCTTGAAATCCAAACAACAAACACTGCAGCAAACCCTGCTATCGGACAATCTTGTGTGTTCCGTCAACAGTTGGGTAGATTTTACCTTGATGGTCATGCTGTTTTTAAAGCAGCAGAAGACATTATCGTCGGAAAGTATGATGACAAACCAACAGCGAATGTAGGATTTAAAGTAGTAGAAAGAGTTATCACCTCAAGTGATGATCAAGATCTATTCGATAACTCAGGTGCAAACCTTAACCTAGCAGCACCAGGTGCTGACAGACATGAGATTAAACTAGAGTTAACGCTAGACACTACTGTAGATTCGGATCAAAGATTTATTGAAGTTGCTCAGATCGTCAAGGGTGTTATTGTTGAGCAAAGTAGTGCAGCTAACTCGTACTCCACTTTGGGAGACGAGATGGCTCGAAGAACTCATGAAGAATCTGGTAACTACACTGTTGGTAACTTCCTTCTTGATTTTGCCACAAATGATTCTGATGCCTCTAATCTGGATATCACATTTAACCCAGGTAAAGCATATGTAGAAGGTCACAGATACTATCTTCGTGGTCCAGTAACACCATTTTATTCAAAACCAAGAACAACTGGACTTGTACAGAATACATCTTCGATTGCTCAATATGGCAACTACTTCGAGTGTTCTACTGGTAAGGGTAACTTACTAGACATTACCACTTTTGAAAAAATCCAACTGAGAAGTGCTGTTACATACGGTGGTTCAACTATTGGTACTGCAAGAGTAAGATCCCTTGAAAAGGTTGGATCAATCTATAGAGTATACTTGTTTGATATCAGAATGAATGCTGGTAAAAATATATCTCTTGTAAGATCACTTGGCGATTCGGCTACAGAATATTTTGATGTAAAACTATCTACAACTGGTATTGCAGAACTCAAAGATAAGCAGAACAACAACTTGTTGTTTGAACTTCCAAGAGAAAGACCAGAAGAGTTGAGCGACATTTCTGTGACTGCACAGTATAGAGGAACTGGTACAACAACAGGTTCAGGTACTTTGGTAATCAACAGATCTAGCACGGCCTTTGATCTTGCTGATGCCTCAACTTGGCTTGTAGGAATTGATTCAAGTGGAACACTTTTTGATGCTACTGTTTCTGCATCATCTGTCTCACAAGTTACATTGTCTGGCTTACCTAACTCTTCTGCTGCTACATTCTTATATTACCAAAAGAAAAGAGTTGCTACAGCAAGATCAAAAACTATTACGACGAGAACACAGAATGGTGTTTCATTGTCAGGCGGTATTGCTACACTAGATCGTTGTGATATATTTGACATCACATCTATTACTGATGCCACAACTTCCAAAAATATTACAAGAAACTTTACTCTTGACAATGGGCAGAGAGATAACTTCTATGACGTTGGATCGGTTAAACTAAAAGGTGGTAAACCAGCACCTTCTGGAAATGTTAATATCGTGTATCGTTTCTTTGACCATGGTACTACTGGAGACTTCTTCGCTGTAAACTCCTATGATGGACAAGTGGCATACGAAGAGATTCCAGGCCACAGACAAACAAATGGTAACGTCATATCCCTTTTCAACGTTCTAGACTTTAGACCTCGTAAGGCAAATAGTGCTGATGACTTTACATCGACAGGGGCTATTATTCATCCTTTACCTAAAAACACTGATAATATTGATCTTGACGTAAACTACTACCTTGGTAAAAAAGGTAGAGCATTTGTTCATAGAGACGGCTATGTTGGGGTTAAGTTTGGTGAACCAGCGTTCGAACCAAAGTATCCTACACTGGCTGATGGTACAATGGAAATTGCATCTATCGAACTTCATCCATATATGGTAAGTGCTGAAGATAAGAAAGTCAAATATAAAGATAACCGTCGTTATACCATGAGAGATATTGGTGCGCTTGAGAAGCGTATCGACGAACTAGAAGAACAAACTGCACTCAATATGTTAGAATTGAATAGGCAAAACATTAACATCTATGACAGTGCTGGCTTGAACAGATTTAAGTCTGGTATTTTTGTTGACAACTTTGTCAACGATATTGGTACGGACACACTCGACTCAAACTATAGGTCATCTCGTGACGAAATCAAAGGAGAGATTAGACCAGATTTCAGAGCATATTCTGTTCCTCTTGTGTATGACTCGGCATCTTCAACGAATGTTAAACGTGTTGGGGATAACATCTATATCAAATATACACATCAGTTATTTGCCTCTCAATCAAGAGCATCAAGATCCATTATTGTAAATCCAGTGGGTACTCAAGTTATGGGTGGTTCTTTAACTATGTCACCATCATCAGATGTTTGGTATGAAGACAAAGATCTTCCAGACAAGCTGGTAGACGGTGGTGCTAAGATTAGTAAAAACGGTAGAAAATATAAAAACTGGGATACTAGTTGGAGAGGTATTACTGCAGAGGATGCCAATGCATATAAAGTTGGCGAAATTATCGATCAGAAAACTGGTGTTACAGCGGTAACTGGTAATGGAGAGTTCCACTCTGGTGGCACTACTACAACTACAAGAACTTGGAAATTTACTGGTAGCGAAACAGTTACTGAAAGTTTAGGCGAGAAAATTGTAGCTAAAACAGAAATCAAAAAGATGCGCTCAAGGTTTGTTTCTATCAGAGCAACAGGCTTGAGACCCAATACAAAACATTACATCTTTATTGATAAAACAGAAGTAAGTGGCTATGCAAGCACGGCATCTGGTACTGGTGGATTTGTTGCAGAAGCAAGTCTTGCTCGTGATTCTATTTACAGAAAAATGGGTAAGAGATGGAAAAATGAAACAGGATATCCTGCCGTACTTGGTGGGGCAACAACACACACTACTGACGCTAATGGTGCGTTGTCTGGTTACATTCTCATACCAAACACATCAACTATACAGTTCAATACAGGTAGACGTGAAATACTTATTACTGATGTTCAAACACATAAAACTGCTAATGCCTCATCGTATACAAAAGGTGTATTTACAGCAGAAGGTGAGTTAAGAGTATCACAAGAAGAGTTCTTGGTAACAAGAGAATATGATTTTGCAGTCAGTGTGGCTACAAGATACGCCGCAAATATCAGACCACCTTATGTGCATCAGTCGTGTTTCACTTCCGATACACTTATTACAATGGTAGATGGATCTACAAAACACATCTCTGCAGTCAGACGTGGTGATATTGTGAAAAGTTCTGAATGTGATAAGTGTGGTAAGGTTCATGGCAACGAGGTGTCAGATATTGAAATCGTTCCTATTGGTTCAAGAATGTTGTACGGATTTAATGGTTCTGAACCATTTGTATCTGAAGAACATCCATTGATGACTACCGAAGGTTGGGGGTCTATCAATGCAAATACATTTAGAGAAATGGAACCAGAAACATATGAAGCAGTAATGGAAGAGAATGGTGGACATCTGGTTGACATTAATGTAGGAACAACCATTGTAACAGAAACTGGTGAAATGAAAATCGAATCTTGGGTACCTCAAGAAAGAGAGCCAGAACTTGAACTATACAACTTAGGTCTCAGTGGAAACCATACATATTACGCAAACGGTATGCTTGTTCATAACAAAGGTTGTGGAGGCTCTAGTGAAGGCACATGCGGTGAATACTGATGATAAAATTTAAAGAAATAAAGGACTGATAAATGGCATATAGAAGTAAAGCTGGCGTAGCAGACGATCAGTTTGTCAACCCCATGGCACAATCATTTATTATGCCAAATGCTCACGGCTGCTTTTTAACAAAAGTCGGTGTGTATTTTCAAGCAAAATCTACTACATATCCTATTACTCTTGGTCTTAGGAATATTGAGGAAGGTGGTACTCCTAACATCTATCAGATTATACCTGGTTCTCAAGTTACTAAGAATCAAAGTACTATTACCGTCTCTGCAGATGCATCTGCAGAAACTCAGTTTGAGTTCGATGAGCCAGTTTATCTACATCCAGGTAAGATGTATGCATTCACACTCTTTTCAAATGAGCAAAATACATACAAGGTTTGGGCTGGTAAGGTGCTTGATTTTGATCTAGGATCTACTACCAATAAAATCACAAAAAACCTTGCTCCAGGAAATCTGTTCAAGGGTAATACAGGTAATACTCCAGTGCCAGAACTTGATACGGACTTGAAACATAACCTATACATTGCAAACTTTACTGCAACTTCTGGCACAGTTAAGTTTTTTGATGCTAACGTAGATGAAGAAGATCTTGTTGATGATCCATTCAGAGGTACTGCTGGATCTGCTGTTGTGAGAGTTCAACACGCAAACCACGGTTTTCAAGTAAATGACCGAGTTTATATCACTGGGGTGTCTGGAACAGTAAACGGTATTACTGCTGCAAACCTAAATGGTAGACGTACAGTGACTCATATTGATGGTACTGGATACAAGTTTAGTGCTGGTGGAAATGCTGACTCTGCTGTTGAGTTTGGTGGAACAGGTATCAATGCCTCGAAACAGATTCAGTATGATGTAATCCAACCGAATATCGGTGTATACAATCCAAGAAACACTGGTAGCTTCTCTCTTGTGGGGGATTTGACTACATCCAAATCATTTGCTGGGTCAGAAACTGCATATGGAACAACATCAAATTTGGCGTTGGTCAATGACCAAGATGCATTCCTTGATGCACCTCATGTGATCATGAATGATTCAAATGAAAATCTTCATACTATCACGCAATCGACTGTTCTCACAGCGACTATATCTACTGACGTTGGCGGAAATATCATTGCACCTTTCCTTGATGCACAGAGAGCAAGTCTCACACTTGTAAGTAATATTGTAGACAATCAAGACTCAGCAGCGACAACTGGATTTAACGTGCCGTTGGACTTTGTAGCAGAAACTGATCCAAAGGGCGGAACTTCTCTTGCTAAACATATCACGAAAGCGATTACACTCGAAGAGCCAGCAACAGGTCTTAAAATCCTATATGGCGCAAACGTGCAAGAAGGAACCTCTATTGATCTATTCTATAGAACAGCTAACATAGGTTCAGATTCAGATTTTACTGAAGGTACATTTATCGCTTCTACAGTGGATGCAGATCCTGGTAAGAATGCTGGTCCAAATACATTCAAAGAATACGAACATACCATTGGTGACTTGTCTTCGAACACTCTTGCTGAGTTCAACACGTTCCAAGTAAAACTTGTTATGAACTCTACGAAACAGAATGTTGTTCCAAGAGTTAGAGATCTTTCAGTTATTGCATTAGGTACATAACATGATTAGGGTGAAAGACCATGAAGATCTTGTAAGAGATCCAAATAATGGGGCGATTATTAATATAAATAAGAGTGAAGCTGAGAGGCTTAGAACGATTCGGCGTGAAAGAAAAAACAAAGACGCAAAACTGCAAGCATTAGAAAATGATATAAGCGAAATGAAAGCCTTGCTGAAACAACTAATAGAGAAGCAATAATATGGCTAAAGCTTATATAGTGTTAACTAACAGAATAGACCAGTTCAAGGATGAGTTCAACAATCTGACTAACAAGGTTGGGGATCTTGCCACCTTGACAACTGGCGGATTTGTAGGAATAGGATCTGGTCCACTTTCACCAAAAACGTTTTCTGGGGCTGATTCAAGTGCAATCGAAGCTATCAACGAAGTTGATTATAGACTCGACTCTATAGATCAACTACTTGACCAAGCGGTTAAGCAAGCATCTAATGTAGAGTTCAACGAGTTTATTGCCAAAGACAGTGCTGAGTTTCGAAACAATGTTGTTGTAGATGGTAATACAAACCTCGCTGGAGAACTGATTGTTCAAGACAGCGCAGAGTTTATGAACAATGTTGTCATTGATGGCAAACTGAATGTCGCTGGTAATACCACAATGGCTGGTACTCTTACGGTTGATGGTCAAGTTACATTCAAAGCTGGCGCAGATAATAACATCAATCTTGGTGATGCTGCCACTGATACCATCACACTGACAGGCGAAGTAAACTCACATATCATACCAGATGCTGATGCTACATATAATCTTGGTAGTTCTTCAAAACAATGGGAAGACTTACACGTTCATGGAGTTGCGAATCTAGATGGTATCAAGGGTGACTCCGCTGCATTTACTGCTGGTGTCACAGTAGGAACAACTCTCGGCGTAACTGGAACATCTACTCTCGGTGTAATCAACGCATCTGGACTTGCATCACTCGATGCTGGTATTGATGTGGATGGAGCATTTACCGTAGCCAACTCAACAGGTAATGTGGCAACATCAGGCACTCTTGGTGTAACTGGACTTACCACACTTAATGGTGGTATAACTGCTGATGGTGGCGCATTTAGTGTTGCAAATACCACAGGTAACGTTGTGACCACTGGCACACTCAATGTATCTGGGTTAGCATCTCTTGATGGCGGCATCGACATGGATGGTGCATTTACTGTTGCTGATACCAATGGTAATGTTGCGACAACAGGTACTCTTGATGTGAGTGGACTCGCATCTCTTGATGGTGGTATTGATGCTGATGGTGCATTTACTGTTGCTAATACTACTGGTAATGTAGCAACCACTGGTACACTTGATGTCTCTGGGCTTGCTTCACTTGACGGTGGTATTGATGCTGATGGAGCATTCACAGTTGCTAATACTACTGGTAATATCGCAACTTCTGGTACACTTGATGTAACTGGACTTGCGTCACTCGATGGTGGCATCGATGTTGACGGAGCATTTACGGTTGCTAATACTTCTGGCAATATCGCAACTTCTGGTACACTTGATGTAACTGGACTTGTGACTGCAGATGGTGGTATTGATGTAGATAACATGCACATTGATGACACTTCGATTGCTCTATCAAGTGGTGATCTTACTGTAAGTGCTGCTGGTGATATTTACATCAAACCTACTGGTGATGATGTATATTTTAGAGGTACTACTTCTAATGAACAAATCAAGTTTACAATGGGTACCACAACACAGACTGTTGCTGTATCTGATGCTCTTGTACTCGATGCTACTGGAAATATCACACTAGATGCAGATGGTAGTGTTATAGAATATAAAGACGGTGGAACACAGTTTGGTGCTCTTCGACAAGAAAATGGTGATCTTAGAATTGCTTCTGGGACATCAAGTGATGCAAGAGGTTTAACCTTTACAGCAAATGGTGGTCGATCCAACAGCCAATTCCACGGTGTTGTAACATTTGATTCTGATATCACGGTCAACGGTAATATTACAACAACTGGTTCTCAGAAAAACGCTTCAAACGAGATTAGGTTGCTTGATGGTACATCTTCTGGTGCAACTCCATCATCTCCAACTTATGACGCAACACTAAGTGTCAGACGTGGTACTCAAGACTCTGCTGAACTGTTCTGGGATGAAACCAATAATATCTGGAAAATCGGTACTAAAAACGATAAACAAACAGTTGCTAGATATGGTGATGCTGTAACATTTGGTTCAGTATTAGTTGATAACACTACAATAAACGCCAATGCGATTACAAGAGCAAGCGGAAACTTAACTCTCGAAACCTCAACGTCAGGTGACATTTATTTAAAACCAACTGGTGATGATGTATTCTTTCAAGGTGTTACATCTGGAGAGCAGATTAGGTTTACTATGGGTACATCTACTCAAACCATTACGGCATCTGATGCCTTGACTCTTGATGCGGTAGGTGATATTTCACTTGATGCTGATGGTGGTGATGTATTCCTTAAAGATGCTGGTACTACTTTCGGTTCACTTACTAATACAAGCGGAAACTTGATTATTAAATCAGGCACAACAACTGCAGCAACATTCGCAGGTGCAAACGTAACATTTGCTGGAACAATCACTGGTGGATCTTTGAATACATCTGCAAGTGATTTGGTAGGGGCAATCAACGAACTGAAAGCGCAAGAAACAACCAAACCAAGAGCCGCACTCAGCGGTGGTAACTCGATTACATACACAAGTGGTACAGGTGAGATTGCTGTTACTACAAACTCTATCGCAGTGTCTGAAATGGCTGGTATAGATAGTAATGGAACGAAATATAGAGCATTAGCTTCTAATGGGTCTGGTAACTTTATTTGGACAAGAAAAGTGCCTAGCATATTCGATTCGGATGGGACGCTTCTTAACTAAAGGATTAACACTGTGGATGCCCTACTCAAAGCCGATGCTAACGGTAACTTAACAAAGATAACTCATGCCGAAGAGAATTATATAGCCTATCAAATAGGGTTAAGACTTTCTCTTGATACACCAGGTACCAGTAATGCTGGTCTGAAAGCATCAGGCAGTGGTACCACAGTTGGAACATTTACTGATACTAGTTTCGATGATGCCGTGGGAAGCCACGATGGATCTCTTACGACTACAACTACCACTGTGACACTGAAACAGACAACTGGAACAGCCTCTGAAAGCGGAGGAAACTTTCATAAACCTGTGATTTTTGATAGGTCTGCAACAGGTGATGTTGTGGCACTCAAAGCTGCAAATGACACAGAACTTAATACTATTGTTGACAGAGCACTTTTAAAAACTTTTGCAAACGAACATCCTGGGTGTCGTAGACTTGCTGCTAGTTCTCCTGGTGGTGATTGGACTGCAGCACTTTCTAATGTGTTTACTGATACAAGAACAGACGGCACATCAATTAACTATAGCATTTGGATAAAAACTAGTGGTTCAGTACCAACTAAGGTTGCTCCACAAATATTACATAACACTTTTGATATAAAAGCCATGGATGCGGCTGAGATCCAATACACCTTTGGGCAAAGAGCAAAGACAAGAATTACGGCTACTGGTATTGGTACATACTTACTAAGAAATGCATCTCAAGGTGCTCCCACTGCTACTGGAACTTGGGTAGCCAAAGGCACAGCCACAGACACGAAACAAACAACTGCTGATGTAAGCTATACCAGAACTTCTACTGGTAACTTTACTGGTAACTATGACGGTCAATATGCTGGTGATTATGTTGGTAACTATGGCGGTCAATATGCTGGTGATTATGTTGGTAACTATGGCGGTCAGTTCGTTGGTGATTATGTTGGCAACTATACTGGTAACTTTATTGGTAACTATGATGCCACATATACAAGAGATTCTACTCGTGATTCAACTGATAACTTTACTGGCGACTTTACTGGTAACTATGATGGTCAATATGCTGGTAACTTTATTGGTGATTATGTACGTGTTCGACCTGCCTTAGAAACTGACAACCCATATACTCGAAACAGTGTAGTTGCGGCAAACTATGCTGGCTATACTGGTACTATTACATACACTGGTGACTATACTGGTGGTATTGATGCTGCGCAGCACTTTACTCGTGTATCAACTCGTGACTCAACGAGATTATTTGCAAGTTATACAGCTAACTTTATTGGCAACTACACTGGTGACTATGTAGGGGCTTATACTGGTGACTACCTTAGCGCATCTGATGTTAATTATGATGGCGACGATCTCGGAAGTGGTGACGCCTTTACCAGAAACTCCACGGCGGTGTTTACTGGTAACTTTACTGGTAACTATACTGGTAACTACGACGGACAGTACACAAGAGATTCTACAGCAGTTTTTACCAGAAACTCTCAAGGAAACTATGATGGTGCCTATACCAGAGACTCTATCGGAAACTATGATGGTGCCTATACCAGAGACTCTATCGGAAACTATGACGGTCAGTTCACAAGAGATTCAACTGATGATTTCGTAGGAAATTATTCTGGCGAAACCATACAAGCAGGCAATACTACTATAGATACTTATACATTGTATGTTAGAACAGCGTAGGGTAATATATGGCACGGACTGCATCAAACATTCCGCTCAAACTTGAAGGTACGAATGGGGATTTTCAACAGTACAATGACTCGGCGGAAGAAAACTTCCTAGCCTATAGAGCAGGGTTGAAACTATCTACTATTGCCAATACCTCAGTTAGCAGAATCAACACGTCTGGTTCTGGTGATGATGCTATAGGTACCTTTACCAATACATTCTTTGCTGACAGTGTTGGAGATCCAGTTGGCTCAACAACTACGGAAAACCAAATAATCTATCAGAGATCTGGTACGACATCCCTTGTTGATTCGGATGGCTTTCGTAGACCAGTTGCATTTGTTAATGACAAACTACAAGAGATGGCAGATTCGGATACTAACATTCTTGTGGATCGTTTGAATAAAATTATCCATGAGAATGATTATCCTGGCACATACAAGCTTGCGACAAGTGCGCCGAGTGGTGATTACACTGCAGCACACTCTAACGTGTTTACTGATACACGTGCTGATGGCAATACTGTAAACTATAGCATTTGGAAACGTACTGCTATGTCGGCACCATCGACTGTCAAGTATGTGAGGCTCAAAGGTACACCTCAAGATGAAGGATTGTCTTTTACTGGTATTCAAGAAGCAACTGTAGGACAGATTGGGTACACCCTTGGCAAAACATGCCAAAACAGAATCATGGCTACATCCATTGGCTCGTATCTATTGAGAACTGGCACACAAGGTGCTCCTACAGTAACAGGAACATGGGTTGCCAAGGGTACTGCCACTGATACAAAACAGACAACTGCAGATGCAAACTATACAAGAAACTCACAGCGTGATTCTACCGTAACATACGAAGGTAACTATGAAGGCAACTATGTCGGAGCATTCACAGATTACCTTGGTGCGTTTACAAGAGATTCTACTCGAAACTCTCAGAGAAACTCGACTGATGATTTTATAGGAAACTATACAGGTAACTATGATGCAGTCTTCGATGGTGCAGCATTTACTCGTAACTCAACAGACGATTTCGTTGGTAACTATACAGGTAACTACGATGGTGCATATGATGGTGCAGCATTCACTCGTAACTCCACACAAGACTTTTTAGGAAATTATGTTGGTCAATATACTGGCAACTATGAAGGTGCTGATTCAACTCGTAACTCTACCGATGACTTTGTAGGGAACTACACTGGCAACTACACTGGCAACTATGATGGTGCAGACTCAACTCGTGATTCGACAAGAGTTTCAACAGGTAACTTTACTGGTGATTATACTGGCAATTATATCGGAACTTTTACTCGTGACGATGTAGAAAACTATACAGGTAACTTTACTGGAAACTATACTGGTAACTATGTTGGCACCTTTACGAGAGATGACGTAGAAAACTACACTGGTAACTTTACGGGCAACTATACTGGTAACTATATTGGTACATTTACCAGAGACAGCACAAGAAACTCAACTCGTGATTCGACTGATGATTATACTGGTAACTACGGTGGTAACTATGGGGCAGACTTTACTCGTAACTCACAGCGTGATTCGACTGATGACTTTCTAGGAGATTACACGGGTAACTACACTGGTAACTATCTTGCAAACTTTACCAGAGTTAGTTCAAGAAACTCACAAAGAACATCAACTGGCAACTTTACTGGTAACTACACTGGTAACTATCTTGCAAACTTTACTCGTGATTCAACAGCGGTGTTTACTGGAGATTTTGCTGGCAACTTCGCTGGCAACTTTGCTGGTAACTTTTTAGGTAACTATGATGGACAATATACTAGAACATCAACTCGTACTTCTACCAGAACATCAACTCGTGATTCGACAAGAGTTTCAACAGGCAACTTTATAGGTAATTACCTTTTACAAAACTTTGCTGGCAACTATGCCGCAAACTTTACACGTGTTTCAGCTACCAACTACGGTAACTTCACTGGTAACTACCAAGCAAACTTCGCTGGTAACTATTCTGGAAACTTTACTCGTGATTCTACTGTTGGTTATACTGGAAACTTTATAGGTAACTTTGCAGGTAACTTTGCAGGCAACTTTGTGGGTAACTATGACGGTCAGTATACTAGAACATCAACTCGTACTTCTACACGAACATCGACTCGTAACTCAACTAATAACTTTACTGGTAACTTTGTTGGTAACTATGCTGCAAACTTTACTCGTGTATCGACTCGTGATTCCACTAGTGATTTCCTAGGAGATTATACTGGTAACTACACTGGTAACTATGCTGCAAACTTTACTCGTGATTCGACTCGAAACTCACAAAGGACATCAACTGGCAACTTCTTAGGTGATTACACAGGTAACTATCTTGCAATCTTTACACGTATATCGACAAGGGTTTCCACAGGCAACTTTACTGGTGATTACACTGGCAACTATACTGGCAACTATGACGGTGCTGATTCAACAAGGGTTTCGACTCGTGATTCAACTGCTGTTTTTGCTGGAAACTATACTGGTAACTATGATGGCGCAGACTCGACTCGTGATTCAACTCGTGATTCAACTGATGTTTTTGCTGGCAACTATACTGGCAACTATGATGGGGCCGATTCTACTCGAAACTCACAGCGTGATTCCACTGATGATTATACTGGTAACTACACTGGTAACTACATTGGTACATTCACTCGTGATTCTACTGTAGCTTATGGTGGGAACTATGTTGGCGACTTCACTGGTAACTATATTGGCACATTCACTAGAGTTCAAGATGAACAGTATGATGGTAACTATGTTGGTGACTTTACTGGTGACTATGAAGGAACTTATGAGGGTCAGTTCACTCGTGATGACCAAGAAACATATACTGGCGACTTCACTGGTAACTATACTGCGACGTATGAAGGTCAGTTCACTCGTGATGACCAAGAAACATATACTGGTGATTTTACTGGAGATTACACGGGCAACTATACTGGTAACTATGACGCTAACTACCAAGGTGAAAATGTACCGTCAACGAGAGATTCTGTTGGCAACTATGTGGGGAACTTTATAGGTGATTACACTGGTAACTATGCTGGACTAACGATCCAAAGTGGAAACACAAATATTGAGACTTACACGCTATATGTGAGGACTGCTTAGTAGCGTATATATAATAGTGATTAATACTAGGAGATTGTAATGAATAAAGAATGGAAACATCCGTTCTGGGAAAATTACCAGAAGGATAGGATCACTGCCAAATTGACCATCAAGCATAGTGATGGTAAAGAAAGCACATCAACTGCAACCGTGAGTAAATATACTCGTGATGGAAAACTCACTGAGGATTACGAAGCAATCATTGCACAGAATGGTGTTGAAAAGATTGATCGTAATACGAAAGAAAGAGAAGATCGGCACAGGCAGAGGGCTGACAACGATAAACGAAAGCGCAAAGAGCGTGACCAAGCACACAAACTTGAACAGCTATTCAATGCCAAGCTAGAGGTGTTTGAGATTGAATCTATTAAAAACTCTTCTAATAGAAAGCTGAAATCCAAAATCAGAAAAGCCAGAAGTATTTTTGAAATGCAAGCATTCCTTACGATGCTAATCCAAGAAGAGTATAATAATGAAATCGAAACAAAGTAAAGGCTTTGTAATCGTAGCGTCAAAGAAGGTTGCGTTTTACTACTCAGCGATTAATCTAATCGAATCGATCATGGATGAATATCCAGATGCTCAGTTTGCCTTGTTTACAGAAAAAAGATTCTTAGACCACAGGGCCATATGTCTCAACATCCAAGTTTTTGACTGTCAAGATCACATACGATCTAAGCTTTATGGTATGGCTAACTCTCCTTTTGACTTGACAATGTATATCGATGCTGACCAAGAATGTCAACACGAAGATATCATTACTATCTGGGATCAGATTGGTGATGATGATATGAAGTTTGTTGAGTTGACTAAAGATGAGAGAGCACAACGTAGTTTTGTAGAGGTCTCGGCTCCTATTCCTAGCACAGGAGATAAGATTGATTTGACACTATGCGGCGGTGTCTGTCTATATAACATGAAAAATCCTCTTGTCAAGGACTTTATGCAAGATTGGTGGGACATGTTTGTGATCCAAGAGAGTTGGTATCAATACAGCAAAAATCGTGGAAACAAGCCAAAGGAAGATAAGTGGTTTCCAGAAGACACTCCTTCGAGTATGTTACGATGGGATCAGTTCACTCTTTGGTGGTTGGTAAATAAAGTTCCTAAGTATAAGGAACTAAGTATAGGTATATTTAAAGAAAACTACAGGTGGAACTGGTTTACTAGTTTTAGACAAGATGAAAATGGAAAGCACAATCTAGTAGATAAGCATCCCATTCTAATTCACCATTCCGCATCTATGAATAAGGATTTTAAAGCATGAAAGAAGTGAAGGATATCACAATAAACAACACCGTTGTTTTAAATGCGCTGGAAGAGTTTAGAGAGTTCATTCAGACAAGGCACGACTCTGGAGAGATGAAACAAAAACTTCGTGTCAACTGTAAAGAAGACAAACCTAGTGATTATCTGTCTGACGAATATATGCATAAGATTATGGATGAAGGCAGAGGTCACAAAGGATATCCAGATAAACTTCAATCTTATGCAGACCTAATGCCAGATAACTCCTTGGGAAATGGCAGTAAAGAATATATGAATACCATAATCAGCTATCGTGATCAGAGCCAGAAACTCAATGACACTTTGATGACTGAGTTATCCGCTAAGAAAAATACTTTGGTCTCGGTTTACCCACCAGGTGGGTTTATCTCTTGGCACAACAATGCTAACGCCGCTGGTTACAATCTTATTCTCTCTTGGTCTGAAAATGGTGATGGCTGGTTTGACTATTGGGATGCTGATAAGAAAGAACGTGTTCGTATTCCTGACCATGCTGGTTGGCAAGCAAAGATGACATACTTTGGTTCGTATGATGAGACTGATGATCTGTGTTACCATGCTGCAAGCACAGACTGCCTTAGAATATCTGTCGCATATGTTTGGGGTCCACATGAAACAGTTTGGCAAGAGGTTATTGAAGACTTGGAAGATCCAGTATGATCAACATCGTATGTGTCAAATATGGCACAAAGTATGACCACACATGGGTAAATAGACTTTATAAAATGGTGAAGGAAAATTGTTCTTTGCCATTTA